GCAAGGTTGTAAAGGTAGGTCAGGTATGGGGTGCTGCCTTCGGACAGTTCTCAGTACTACTCAAAGTTGAAGGCGGTCATCTTCTCTTTGCTCACCTATCCTCTTACAAGGTCAAGGTCGGACAGAACCTTAAGACTGGAGACTTCATCGGTAAGGTTGGGAAAGACGGAAACGTCACCGGTCCCCATCTTCACATGGAACTACAAAAGGGTCCAGGCTGGAAGCGTGGCGGTGGTTTAGACCCTGCTAAAATCATTGGTGATGCCAAGAAACCAGCAACACCAGAGGCGTAATTGCTTCGCAAGATAGTAGCGGTATCTCTAAGTACTGCTCTCGTTCTCATGTTGTCTTCGTCACAGGCTGATGCAGGTGCAAGTAAACTAAAGAAGGATGAGAGTACGGTATCGCTACGCACTAACAAGTGGACTAATGTTCCATTTAGTAGTGGCAACTCATTCACCTTAAACGGTGAGCGAACTCTATGGGTTGCACAGTTGCACATGCAGTGCGACAAGAAGCCTCGCTACGTTAAGATGAGGCTAGCAAGAAACCTACCTAATGGTAAGTTGGACACAACAGGCACCAATACATATCCTTACCCAAAAGGTATTAAGGTATGGCAAGGCACGTTGTTATGGGAAACTAAAAGTACCCACCCCATGACAGTCCAATACAAAATCATGGGTGGTGGTGGATGTACATCATCTAACCGCCAGTTCAAATGGTGGCAACCTGGTGAACCTCTACCAGAAGAAGTTCCATCCTCATAAAGCAATAACCCCCCAAGGAGAAATCCAAGGGGGGTTATTTTTGTTTTAAGTTATAGCCTTAACTGAATGCTGAGAGTAACAATCAACTGCCTTGCACATAGCATGTAAGGTCTTAGCCTTGTACCACAGTTCCCTTCGGAACATATGGGCTAAGGTAATCTCAGAGGATAATCTTGATGCATCCCCTGCCCTTTGACATTCTGTACAAATCATTCCACTTCAACTTTCTCTGGTTCAACATAGTCATTATCTTTCTGTGGCGCAAAGCCACCTAGTTTTCTAACCATCTTGTTGAGTGAACGATTGGCTGCCATTGCCGTAGCCCTAGCAGTTGGTCGTTCATTGTTAACCATGTCGTGAAGTGTCTTTGAATCAACATCCTCACCATAGAACAAGAACACTAGGTTCTGTTCTGTCTCATCAAGTTCTTCAAATGCTTTCTTGATGTCCGCAGCATAAGCCATGAAGTCACCTGACTCCGATGGGGCTTTCATGGTACGACCCATGTTAGCCATGCTGTTCTCAATCTTCTGCCAATCATCTGATAGCACAGCAGGAATCATCATCTTGATGAACTCCTTCTTGTAGAAGAACACATCATCAGGTGCATACCCTTCTACTCTTGCTTTCTCCTTGATGCAATAGTCATGCGAAGCATTCCGGAGGGAGCGAGCAATCAACTTGTCAGAGTCCTTCGACTCATGTGTAGTTGTCCACTCCTCCATCTTGCGTGGATGCTGCACAAACCACAACCAAATCTCTTGTTCTAAATCTGCTTTCTCCACCATTGGATACTTGCGATGATATTCGGATGCAATCTGTCGAACCATACCTTCATATTCTTGGACAAAATTATCATTAGAACTCATATACCTTGCCCTCAACTACGAACGAACGGCCATTGATTGGCACGTTCACAGGTGTCACATTGCCTCTACGTTGATAGAGTATAGTGAATCCCTGTTGCCAGTTAGCACCAGTCTGTCCGAGATAGTGCGCTTGCGATATGTCCATGAGATGGCCAACTTCCACCCCATATAACTTGTGTCTAATCTGACCACCGAAGCCGGTGTGTTCATGTTGAATACCCTGTTTGTGCGTGTGACCGCAGATAACCGAAGCCCCAATTTGTTTAGCAAGGGTAAGAGCAGTCCCACCAGGTTGTTTGTTGGCACGACCCTCATCTCCATGAGCGAGAATCCATCCTGGGGTGAACTGATAAAATTTATCGTGATATGTAATTTCGTTCTCACGATACCGAAGTAGTTTGGAATACTCAAGGTCACGTAACGATGCAAGAGCAGGGGCAAATCGTGTGACGTAGTTCTGAATTCTGTCTCCATGATTACTCCTCATTGTATGGAAAGGCTTGTCGCCTAAGGCTTCTTTGAAGCCAGTCATTATCTTGGTCGTTTCGTCTAGACCTTTCTGTAGAGTTCCTTCAAACTCTCCAGCCAAACCCTTGTTCCAACGTGAAGGTTCTGGGCTATCAGCCTCATCACCTACACAGAACAACTCATCTGGTTCGTAGTCTGCAACAAAGTTCATAACTGCACGAGTTGCACGCTTATCTTGATACGGTATTTGCATGTCGGATAGTACTACGATACGCTTCATGTTGTTTCCTTATCTGTTTACTCAGTGTCCCATACACCATCTATGACCATGATTGCAATGGTTGCATAGTTGGCGATGTCCACGAGTGTGTCTCGGATTGATTCATGCTTTGGTTCTTTATTGTTATCTATAAGGTTGTTAAGCCTTGCAGTCTTATCATGCATACGAACACGGATACCATTGAGTGCACCGCCAGGTGCATCACTAATGTTCTTCGGACCATAGTCATTGTGCTTGCTTAGCAAGATGTCTGCCAGTTCATCCTGTATGTCATACAGTGCAAACTTCAAACAGAAATCATCTACCTCTTCTTTGGCAAACTTAGAGTAACCTGAAGAAGGGTGTCGTTGTTTAGCCTCTTCGCGTTCTCTATCTTCACTCCGAAGTTTATCAGAAGGTTTAGAATAACCCCAATCTCCTGCGATGTAAACGTATCCTTCTCCGAAGTACTCATCTTCCCATTCACTCTTCATCTTACTCATGCTGCTACCTTCTCCCTAAAGAACTCTGTTCCTTGTTTGTTGAATATACTGTTAACGTCTTCCCCATCTGGCATGTTGATTACAATAACTCCCTGAACTTCTCTCGCCAGTTTCTTACCAAAATCCGAACCTGGCTGGTCGCCATCCGCAAAGACATAGATACGCTCGAAGTCTTGTAAGAGTTTCGAGTAGTGTCTCTTCCACGAGTTAGCACCAGGAACCCCAATTGCCGGGATACCACACTTTTGCGTGAGCGTGATTGCATCTATCTCTCCTTCACATACTGCTATGAAGTCAGTTGCCTGACCGATTGCTGCTACGTTGTATAACCTTGTCTCACTGCCTGACATACCCATGTACTTAGGTTCTTCTCCATTGATAGAACGGAACCTAATGTCCACCACACCAGTAGGTGTGATGTACGGGATTGCTAACCTACCAATGAACTGTTCATGGCCTGGTAGAGGCTCTACGACCAAGCCCAGGTGGGCTGTATGCGCGTCTGCTAAGGTGATTCCCCGACTTGCTAGATACCCCTCTGCCTCCGCTATGTACTTTGCGTAGTGTACTACTGCTTTGCCCAGTGATTCCTTCTGCGACCTTGACTGCTTCACGAAATTCTATTCCTTCCTTCTCCATAATGATTTTGTAAGTATCACCTTTAATGCCACAACCAAAACAGTTGAATGCATTTTCTTCTATGTTAACTGTGGCTGATGCATGTGAGTCATCGTGGAATGGACACTTAAGTTTCTGCCACCCATTACGCTCACGATAGATTGACCCACCATAATGCTCAAGCACAGCCAAGATGCTATGCTTTTCCATTAGTAACCTGCTTCCTCCAATAGTTTATACCATCCATGTACTGGCATTGTGGCGTACCACATGCCTACATCGGTAGTACCTTTCTTCTTGTGTACTACTGCACCGGTATCTGCCTTGTCGTTATGCATCTCAACGTCTAACTCTTTGAGCCATGCTGAAAGTTCCATACGCTGATGGTTCTTTACCTCGATAACAACACCAGGAATACCAGCAATATCGCCCCTGTCAAGAAGGCCAGATAGTGCTCGTCGTTCCACATGCTTTCTTCCTTTACTGTTAAGCCAGTTAACTACAGCAGTTTCTGCTGACGTACCCTTTTGTTTACTCTTACTCACGTAGTTCTCGTTCCAGTTCGGCAATGAGTTTCTTTGCGTAGTGTCTGATGTTCCTATCGCATTCAACTATGTGGATAAAGATTGTTGTTGTCTCTTGTTCCTCATGGCATTGGTTACACTTGATTCTTTTCTTTCTCATCGTGCTTCCTCTAGGTCAGCCAAGTACATGTACTCAGGATTGAATCGCAGCCACACTGGTGTGTTACCGGAGGGGTCAGCCTTGCCATAACGATTCTTTACAGGGGCAACAGCCATCATTTCTTGGTGTTGTCCGACTGTAAGGATGAGTGCTGGTAACTGATTAACCATTCCCTGTACTGCGCTTCGTGGTGGGCATGGGTCTGCGCTGTAGGATTCTTTAGTGTGGTGCAGTACAAGCACAGCCGCATTGGTATCTCTTGCAAGGTACTTCAACTCCTTCATAGCAGAGCGCATACCACCAAACTCCTCGCCACCATCCATCGCCACATCCATGAGGTTATCAACAATGATTAGTGCAGGTGATTCACCTAGCAATTCTTCGATTGCTGTTACCTCATCATCAATGTCACCAAGTCCAGGGTTGGAATCGAATGACCAGTAGATGTGTCGTGCTTGGGCTAGTGCTTGCTTGGCTTGCTCTGGATTCTCAGAGATTATCTTCTCTGATTCTGATTGTGAATTACCAGTAATCATTGAGTACAATCTCATTGCCATAGTGTGTGCATTGGTATCCGCTGATAGGTACAGAGTTGGTGCCTGCATACGCAGGGCCAGCGCAAGGGCAAGTGTGGATTTACCTGCCCCTGGCTGACCTGCAATCATGCTGACCTCTGCCCTACGGAAGATGATTTGGTTATCATCAAATGCACGAAACACTGGTGGCATAGGCTCGCCCCCTATATCGGGGCGACCTACTGCTCTCATTAGTGTCTTCATGTTATCTCCTAGGTAGTGATTAGATTATAGTGTATTCCAAGCAGGGTCTTTCTTAGTGAGCCACTGTGGTTGGCACTGGTCTGGCGTACCCTTAGGTGTTGGACAGAAGTAACCCTTCCATTCACCCTTAGCACCGTTACCCTTACGACCAATCATTGGACCATGTGAACATGATACCTGACCTGCCGATGTAGGTGCTGCTGCACTAACTGGTGGTGGTACTGGTGCGAACGCTGGTGTCTCGCTTACTACTGTTCCACCTAACGAAGCAACCACTGTATCGATTGCGCTGTTACTGGGTGATACCGGTGGCATGCCCGTCAGCACTTGTTCTAGTGTTGCGATAGCATCTGCTGCACCCTCTGCTACAAGTGCATTGATGTTACTGATTAGTTCTTCTGCACTATCTCCACGTGCTGTGACGATAGTACCCTTGGTTGTCTTGACATTGACTACATAGTTTTTCTCAGTCATTACTTTCCTTCCTTGTTCCATTCGCATTCTGTCTTAAATCCACACATCTTGCAGTGATTGTAGTTAGGGATGAACAGTGCACCCTTACGTGCCCTGTCAAAGTCACCAACTATTTTCTCTATCATGTTCTTAGTGTAGAAGTCTAGGTCAATCAGTGGTGATGTTGTGCCACTGCGCGCCATCCAGTAAGTACCATACTTCGGTCGGATACCGAATGTCTTCTCCATACCCACAGCATACAGTGCTAACTGTAAGTCTGAGGATGGTGTGTACTTACCAGTCTTTAAGTCTACAATAACCAACTCACCATCTGGTGTCACCATCACACGGTCGATACCCATTTGGACTGGGACATCACCCATGCTAGGGGTCATTGAGATTTCAATGGCAGGCTTACCGTCAGGTGTAGTCCATACACTCCAGCCTAGTTGACCAGTCCGGAACTGAACCCATGAGTCCAGCATGTTGCGACCCTCTTCAAGCCACCACTTCTCATCTTCCCCGTCTGGGTTAGCCTTGGTGGTACGCCCTGCCTTACGCCAGAGTGCCGATTCCTGCCCCGTAGAGGCACTGTGAGCGGTCTTAACCTTATCCCACGTATCTTTCCACACCTTGTCCAGGAATGCTGGCTCTGTTGCTTGAATCATTTGCCTAACTCCTCGT